AGCCACGTAGTGGGGAGATTAAGTGATGTCATCAAAGAAGGAAAACGGGCTGAGGGGCACTATCCGGAAAGCGCTGAAAAAGCTGCGGATGCCGGGGATTTCAATGTCATGGGTAGAAAGCCATAGCACCAGCCCCGGAATACCCGACATCAGCTATTGCTGCTACGGGGTGGAGGGCTGGCTAGAGTTGAAGTGTGGCCCAGACATTGAAGTCAGACCCAGCCAAGTGCTGTGGATGGAGGAACGAATTAAGGCAGGCGGCTCGCCCCTGTTCTTGGTCCAGTGGGAGGATACTTTCTATATCATCCCCGGCCATCGGGCCGCCGCCCTTCGGTCAGACCCGTCCGAGAAAGGGGTTAAGAGGCTGTCCTCCACGGTCTGGGCCGGAGAGTTACCAATTTACGACTTTTTAACAGTGATAAGGAACCCACAGAATGAATACAGAAAAAGTGCTGGATGAACGCGGAAGTCAATACGGCGACTGGACCCAGATGGCGGCAGTAGCGCAGTCTTTGAAGAGCATCGCCGTTACGCCACAAATGAGCCATACCCAACGGGAGTCAATGCAGTTAATTTGCACCAAGATAGCCCGGATAGCCTGCGGCAACCCGAACCACATTGATAGTTGGGTTGATATTGCCGGGTACGCCAAGTTGGAGGTTAATACTTTAATGGCAGTTATAATCGAGGAAAAGTCATGAGCACCCAATTAAACATGCGGGATAGCAGCAAAGCAAAGAGGGAAAACTGTGAGTTGCTATATTCGGTAGTGGCGGAGGGGCATAAGACCTCTGCAGCAATATTTAAAAGAGCACAGGAAAAAGGAATTGGGATGAAGATTAAAAACATCTTCCCTTATCTAGAGTTCCTGAGAGATGTAGGAAGAATAATCAGCATCCCAAACACCAGACCCAGGCAATGGCTAGCAGTAAGTGACTCGCCAAAAGAGGTATTTAACCCGGTCAACGAATACGAACAGCCATTACTAATCCTGATGGGGTATACAAAAGTTCAGCCAACAGTTGGTAGGAAAATAAGTCCGCTCCAACTGTACGAAGACCACGGACACAGTCGTTTCCCAAAAAACGGGAGAAAGCCTGTATATGGCATCCAGAGCGGTTTAAGGGGCAGTATTTATCAAAGTTATGGAGAACGACATGGAACCTGAAGACAAAGAAGCATGGCAGACCTATTTCATCATCTGCTGTGTGGCAGGACTAGCAATGCTGGTTGTCAAGTGCGTAGGAGGGTGAGATGCCAATTGACTGCGAACTATTGAAATGGGCGCTTGATGCTCTTGAAGGCGTATGCGGATTCGATACTGTGCTTCGCCATGAACAAGTCATTGCTGCTATCCGCGCCCGACTTGAGCAGAAGGATGACGAGCCGGTGGCGTGGCTGGTCACATATAAAAATGTTTTAGGTAACGAATTTACTGTAACGCATATAAAAAGACCCGACCCGCACAACAGCATATTGCGAGCCAGCCCTCTCTACCTCCACCCACCAGCAAAGCAGAAGCCGTCTAATTTTTGTTCAAGGTGTGGAAAGCGAATAAGTACAGATGAATATTCAGCCCACACCTGTACGCCACCATCGGAATAGGAGAATGAAATGCCACTATTGATTGACACCAACAACGTAGTTCAACGAGTTACATTCGACAACAAGCCAGCTATCATCGACAACAACGATAGCTGGCTGCGTCTGTTCATGAACAGTTTTTGGCGGCTGGTATCAGGCGGTTAGGTAGCAACCACTAAAAAAAAGATACTTGCCCGCACCGGCTACAATATTTTGCCGGTTAGTGGTACTAATTTCTACAGTGTATGCCGTGGTAGTTCCTGCGCCAAACTGCATAACATCGTTAGTTGCCCCAAGACCCGCTTTAGTTAATCCCCCCCACGCATTTTGTCCTCCAACAGTGAACGGCAACCCATTCACCTGTAAAAATCCAGAAGCCCCGGTAGTGTTGACGTTACTGAACGAAATCGTGACAAGTACCAATTTACCTATCTTGACATAGGTTCCAACAGCCGTTACCGGGATTGACGGGTCAGAAGTAGTACCGATCAACGTGCCTGTCCACGAATTTTCCCTGTAGTCATCCAGAGTATTCTGGTCGGTAGACGGCACCTGAACAGCAGGGAAGCCAATGCCGCTTGAAATCTGGAGGATTGTGTTATCTCTTGCCGTTGGGGTCACCCCAATACCAACTTGTCCAGCAATATCGACTTGCATCCGTGCAACGTTATTTGTGTAAACCTTAAGGGGCAGATAGGCGCCCGTGCCAGTTTTACCTGCTATCAAACTTGACTCAGTCGCGGTACAGTTGATACTCATGGACGAAGTGTTATCGGGGTCAGAGTTATTGTACGCACCGAATGCAGCAGTAGTACCTGTCCCACTCGGAATGGCGCCGACAACCGTATAGCCATTAGCTACTGTTGTCTGGAAAAGTAACCTGTCTGAGAAAGGGGCAGTAGTGCTGAAGTTACCCTTTATCCGTCTGCCGACACCGCCGAATACCAAGTCACCATTAAGAGTGCCCCCTGTCAGGGGCAAGTAGCCCTGCAACTGTTGCAGCGGCACGGCTTCCAGCGGAGCAACTGCCGACTGAATCAGCATCAACGGGCCGAGCATCCCGGCGCTGCCGTTACGCGGCAAAGACAGGGTTAGCTCATTGCCAATATCCTCCATTGTCGGATTAGCCCAGTCAACATCAATAACGGTATCCGTTACTACCGGGTTGCCTGCGGGTAGGGTGTAGACCCCAGAACTGTTGCGTGGCATAACTATTCTCCTTGATTATCTTGTGGTGCGAGCAAACCACCAACTGTGCCTAGTCTACCCTTAACTTGGCGTTGTACTTCTGGCGGCAACTGTTCGATCAGATCAGCTAACTTGTTAGGGTCGGTCATTGCTTCATCAATGATTGCTGCTACTTGTTCATCACTGTGACCAGCCACCTTCTTAAGACCGTGGCGCAAAATAGTCATCCACCGTGCAAGCAATGGAGGTGAGGCACTTTCCACCTGTTCGGCTGGCGAAATAAACGGCGGCAATACATTTTTACTTCCCGGCAAGGCGTCGTATTCTGCGTTTCTTCGCAAGCTGCCAGCCAATGATTTTACTTCTGACGTCTGTTGCGGAGTAAGCACTTGCTCCAAGAAATTGTAGCGCGGTAGTCCAGCGCGTTTTAGAGTACGCGGGGCATTCTCCATCGCATTCATGAATGTACTTGCACGTTCCCCAGACATCCCCGGCTTACGTAAAGCAGTCGCCAACTGTTGATAGACTTCCGACTGGTTCTGTGGCGCCGAGAACTCGGCAAACAGCTTGTTTGCCTGATCATAAGCGGGTGATTGACTGCGCATTGCATCTGTCAACTGTCTTCGCGCATCACGTAACTGTTGAGCACGTAACAATCCAGCACTGTCAGAAGCATTCGACAATGTATCAATTTCCTTGGTCAAGTAGTTCTTTGCACGTTGTAGGTCATCAATCGACCGCATCGGCAACTGTGTCCACGGGGCTTCGTATGGTGTTGCACCCATCGGCCCCATTGGGACATGGCCGCCCATTTCCTGCATCGGGATAGCTGCTGGTGGAGCAGCTTCTCCTGCGGCGCGTGCGTTTGCACCAGCCTGAGAGTAACTGTTTCGACCTCTCAATGCCGATACCTGTGCTTCCGGCGCACCCAACATATTGTTCAGCCGGGGTGGTACATACACCATATCCGAGTTAGCTTGGTTGTAGATTGGGCGAGTAACGTTCTCCCGAATTTGCTTGTAGGGAGACTGCATGACTACCTCGGTCGCTTCATCGTAAACGTCTTTCCCCAACTGTTCGGTTGGTTCGAGAACAGCGCGACGGGCGGCTTCATTCGCTCTGTCGATGTCTACGAATTTACCGGCAGACGGGCGACCCCGTGCCGCTTCCTCCAATGACTTCAACCACGGTAGCGACTTGCCACCGGGAGAACCGACTGCCGCAATTCCAGCCGTCGCAGTCTCACCGGGAACCATCCCTTTAGTATTTCGCAGCGTATCAATCACGTACTGGCGACCGCTATCAGTAGCTTTAATCGCCTTGTCCAAGTGACGCGACGCGTGGATTTCCGGCTTTGCCAATACACGTTTTCCGGTACGATACGCAAGGCCAGCCGGGTATGCCGCAGTAGCCAAGCCAGCGCCAAGCAATGCCCCCTCTGTAGGGTCAGCACCAGTCAGATAAGAACCAGTGGCACCAGCCGCTCCTTGTCCAATAACTTCCGCCGCTTTTGGAACAGCGTACTTCAATACTTTACCTGCCTTTGGTATTGCATTGATAGCAGCCGAAGTTGCCTTGTAAGCACCCATACCGGGAGCTAGAGTCAACCCAATGTCAGCAAGTACCTTACCGCCCTGATAACCAGAGCTACCTTGGTTCTCACTTTCAAACTGTTTTAGCGCACCCTTGGTTTTACCCCCCTCGCCATAAATTACATCACCCAACTGTGAAATACCCGGAATCTGATTGCCGAGCGTGGCAGCAGAACCAACGACCCCTTTTATTACATCACCAACGGTTGCGTTTTTGTCACCCCTCGAAGCAGCCCTCATCTGATCGAGTGGGGTGGTTGTTTTTGTGGGAACAGTTGCAACAGCCGTTGGCTTATTAGGTGATTTTGGAGCAGAACTCTCGATGATCTGTGCAACTTCGTCATCCGTTGCGTCTGCCGGAACAGTTATGTTCCTGCCTTCAAACTTGATCGTCCGGGTAGCCATTTCTTATTTCCTTATCAGTTTTCCATCAGCCCCGCGTACCCATTCCTCACCTCCACCAGTATCAGGCTGGTTACTGGAAGAGGCTGTCAATAATTCACGAGTGCGCTTGATGTTATCCCTCAACGATTGAGCACTGAACTGTTCTCCACCAGCAACAGCCGCTAAGTATCGTTGCAATTCCATATTCGAGTTCATCTGTGACGCACTCAAGTTTTTGGCGTTCTTTAGCTCCAGTAGTAAATAACTGGCTATCTGTGCCAGATTGTTCCGGGCGTCCTGATTTTTTGTAGCAAACACCTTACCGACTGTTTGACCAAGACCAGTGTTGGATACCCATGCCTTGACGTTAGTACCAGAACGATTCTTATCGCTTGGGATACCTTCACCCTTATCCAGAATATCAACTTGAGTCTCAGCGTTATCCAATAAAGAACTAATGTTTTGTTTTGCTTCCGCTTGCTTTTCGGTAGCAGCATCAATCTTCTGCTGAGCCGCTGTATCTTTTGCAGAAAGCGCAGCGTTTCTTAAATCATACTGCTGACTAGCAGTCATTTTATAGATTGCGGCCATCTCACGGTCATGCTGCATTTTCGAGTTATGTTGCGCTACAAGAAAGTCATTACGTTCCCTGTCGCGTTGTTCCTGCGAAGCCAACTGTGCCATTCGCTCCTCATGTCTCTGCTGTGCCAACTCTTTCTGAACAGCATATTTTTCTGTTGCCGCAGCCGCAGCATCCTCTGCCTTTTGCTGTTGCATCATGATCTTTTCTGGCATGTCCAACGCTTGTTTCAACACACTCTCACGAGTGGTTGCCAAATGAGGGTTGGTTGGATCAAGCGTACCAAGATAGCTATTCAGGTTTTGCGAGTATTCCTCTGGGGATAACGCATATTGCTCTTCGACCTGCTTAACTGTGTCAGGAGCACGTGTCATTTTCGCACGAGCCTGCGGCAACATCGTACCGGGAGTAGAAGGCAACGATTCGCTGGTTCCATACGGAGAAGTTGGCACCGACTGTGGGGCTGACTGTTCGACAGGGACTTCCTCACCCGGAACTACTTGTTCAACTGTGCGCTTTCCCATCATACTAGGGATATTACGCATCGCGCTTTGTGCCTCGTTCCGCGCCTGCTGGTCAAGTTCGCCTTGCTGCTGGTCAACCTGCTTGTTGCCATAGGCAGCGACAACGCCGCCAAGACCGCGCAGGATGTTGGTGCCGACATCGTTGCCGCCAGCGACTAGCCGTGGGGACATGGAAGCACCAGTGAGGGCGCTGCTCCACCCCGGCATGAACTTGTCGGCAGGGGCTTCTCCCGACTGTTGGCGCAGAAGGTCGGCCATTTCCCGCATACGCTTCAGCTTCGCGGCACGGGAACCATAGGTTCCGGCAGGCACTTGTTGTGGGTTGTTGTAGACACCCCCCGCACCATACCCGCCATCAGGCATCCCGCCCTGCTCTCCCGGCATAAACCCACTACGAAGCACGTCGATGATTCCCATCATATTCTCCTATCAACCAAACCAACCGCCTACAACATTCCCAATCGGCCCACCTAGTACAGACCCCCCAAGTTGGGCAGCGGTATTCCAGAAGTTGCCGCTGGCCTGTTGACCGGCGTTGTATTTCTGCATCTTGCTGTTCCAAGTGTCTTGTGCCGCACCGACCATGTTCGGGGCGTTCGTGCCGCCTTGTTGGGCATAGCCGGGGAACTGTGGCATCTGCACTTCCCCCGAAGCCGACATGAGCCGCATGAACTCGTCCATTGGCAGGTCGCGCTGTGCCTTCTGTTCGGCAATGTAGCGGTTACGGTCAGCAACGTCACGGCCATACTGGTCAGTGCGCTCGCCGTAAATCTGCTTGCGCCAGTCGGTCTGGTCGTCGCGGATATTGCCGTATTCGCCAATGCCCGACAGCAGGGCTTGCATCGCTGCATCGTTCTCGTTCCGGCCAAGGGTGGTCTGCGACTTGTTCCAAGCCTCGTTAGCGCCACGACCCACACCCTGCGCAATCATCTGCGCTTCCTCGCGCTGGCGGTTGCGCAGCAGGTCAGGGGCAATGCGGGACATCAGGGCATTCTTGACTGTATCAATCGCCATGCCGCCATTCTCGCCAGTCGCCTTTGTCCAGTCGGCATCCCATACGCCCGGCAAGCCGTTAAGGTCAATGTCCCGTACTTCAGGGGCATCAGCCCAGTTGAACTCCTTGGAGTAGGCATCGTTCACCCGACCAAGCATCCCCTCGGCACCCTCTGCCAAGGCTCGCTGCGAGCGTTGCTGAGCATCCAGACGGGCTTGGTCTTCAGGGTCAAGGGTAATGTCCTGTGTCCACTCTCCGGTGTAATCGCCACCAGTAGTAAAGTCGGCAAGGTTTGGTGCGCGTATTCTGCCACCGCCACCAGTAGAGCCGCCATAGGCGGAAGACGGCAGGCGGATACCTGTCTGGTTGAATGTGCCTTCTGCCGCAGAACCGGGATAGCCGCCCATGTTGTTGCCGCCCGACGCATAGCCGCCACCGCGCAAGGCATTCGCCGCCGCTGACTGTTGTTGCTTCCACGCGTTCACAGCCGACTTGTAATCCTGCCGGGTCTGTCCAGCACCGCGTACAGGTTTCGCTGTGTTGTAGGTGTTCCAGTTGCCCAACATGGCGTCGTAGCCCGACTGGTCAACAACAGTCGGGTTCTTGTTGCGTGTCCAGTTGATGTTGCCCCAAGGCGTGTTCTGGGTGGCGCGGTTTGCGAGTACATTGCGCTCGGCTGCTTCCCGGTCAAGCACCGCCTGTTCCTGTGCCAACTTGGAATAGTTCGGGGTACTGGGGGCAGAACCGCCCTTGCCGCCTCCCTTGTTATGCTTCCGGTCAGAGTCCCATGCCCCCGCGTGACCGTGTAAAAGTGGGTTGTATCTCATGTTCTTCTCCAGTTAAGCATCCTGCAATCTTGTTTCCACATAGTCATGGCAATCATGTCAGTGCCATCCCATGCTGCGCCCTTCAACCTTGCCTCTTCCACGAACCCCCACTTCCTGTTGAGTTTCACGGCCTTCTCGTTGGTTTCCTGTACATAGCCAGTTATCCGGTTACACCCTAAGTCTTCAAACGGGTAACTGAAAACCGCCCACCAAAACTCACGTGTAACTGTGCCTTCAATACGTTGGTGAGCGAAGATGTTTGTGCCGCTAAATTCATCATACGCCACCCCTGCCACCAACTTACCATCCTTCAACAACCCTATCGCCTGTGCCTTGCGAGTGAAGGTGGTGTTGACCCCTTCCTCCACCCATCGGACGACTTCCTCGCCCTGTACCAGCATCAGATACCCGACCCCTCTTCGTACATGAAGTCGTAAGCCGCCCAAAGGACAGGCTGCTCAGTCTCCAATGCCAGCCGCAAAGCAAAGGCAGTTCCAATGCCACTAACACTTGTCCATAGTTTCTGCGTCTTCAGGCCGCCCGACCACTTATCCTTGCCCCAGATACCGCGATTCCACAGGGCATGACCGGGCTTGTTGACCGCCCCTGTAGCGGTTGGAGATGTGTAGTTGAAGTCGGGGTTTGCCCTGATGACGTAGGGCACAATGCTGGAGTTCAGGAACACTGGCCGCACCATCTTGGCATGCTTCACTACGCTCATGCCGCCGAAGTAGTTAAACGCTGTCTGTATTTCAGCAGCAATCGGGTCGCCTTCAATGATAGTGTCGGCATCTTCCTGTATCGCCTTGTCGGTGTAGCCTTCCCATGCCCGGTACACGCTACCGTCCCGGCCACCGAACAGCAGATAAGGGCCAGCCACCATCCAACAGTTGGCGTCAAGGTTATCCCATTGTGCCCATCCCTTGGTGATGGTTGACTGTACCAACTGTCCCGCCTCAGCAAGCATCGGGACGTTAATCAATATCATGTTGTGGTCAGGCCAGTTCACCAAGTCCCAACCGAGTTGGTCACGAAGGTCACTGGCAAGGGTGGAAATGAGGTACTGTATCTTCTGGCTGAGGTACTGGTTGCCTTCCGCAGAGGCCGTGTCGCTGGTGGCGATGGCAGCGTTCATGGACAGCAGGCCGAACTGTGTCAACAGCAGCAAGTCACCGGCAACGCTCGTTACTGCCCGACTGGACAACGGAGCGCCCGTGTAGAACACGCCCTTGAGTTGCCAAGTTGACGCACTGTTGGGGTCAACGCCACTGTAGATGGCAATCTCACCGAGGCTGCTTACTGCCACCAGCAAGTCATCCGGGCCGTAGCCACTGTCCAGTGTCCAACTTGCCAAGATACGCAGTCTGCCGCCACGTGTGAACACGCTTCCAAAGTCGAACTCATAGGCTTGCCCGGTAACTGCCTCTGGCTCCAGATACCACGCCTTGGTGCTGTCCTTCTGAACCAGCCACATGCGCTTCTGATGGATACAGCCGCCAGTCAGGGTTTTCGGGTCAACGCCAGCAATCTCGTTTGCTGTCGGGGAGGCAGGGTTCACGGCCAGCGAAATGCGCGTGATGGTGTGGTTGTCGTGAATCCAGATACCGTCATCAAAACCGTTGTAGGCCGCGACGTTGTATCCGGAAGCATTGGCGATACCGACGTGGTTCCAACGGCTGTTGGTCAGGCCAGTAACGACTGGCACCCGCACTTGATTGCCGGGGTCGGTAACGTCGAACATTTCCTCATTGGCAAAGGCAAATATCTTGTTGCCCGTGGGCTGGCTGGTCAGGTGTTCAATCAGCGACTCAACCGGGCCTCCAAGGTTATCGGTGTGGCGAACATAGCCCCGGCGTACTTCCATACCGTAGGGCTGGCTGAACCAGTTACGGACAACAGTTGCGTCCGTCTGCGGCATATGTACCAGCGGGTCGGACACATTCAAGCCGCCGATGTGAGCGGCTGAAGTAACTGTCTTATGGACTTGTTGAACCATTATCGTACCCAGTTGCCTTCCGGCACGTTCTGGACGCCAATAAACACAGTACCAGTCTTGGGTGCCAGCGACAGTACCCGACTGCCCTTACTCTTGGCCGTGAGGCTGTTCCACATGGTAGTGAACTCAGAAGCCAGCGTGGTAGTGTCGAAACCCTTGGCCGACCACATCTTGACCTTCAACAGTCGCACCAGCAGCCACTCGTTCACCACCGGAATGTCGGCATCCTGATTAATGTTCATCTTGTAGGTGCCGAGAGCGTTGCCGTCTTCTACCCACGCCTTGGAACCATAGGACAGAGCAAGTTCACGAACGCCAGTATTCGGCTGAGGCCAGAAGTTGAGCATCTTGTTTTGCAGGATGAAGTAGGTGCGGCTGACGGCCTGAACCTTGGCAGCAACGAGCGCTTGCCATTCCTGCTGAGTCACTGGCCCGAGCAATGGCCAGCGATTCGTTCTGTCCCAACCCGTGCTGTCCAGAAAGTAGTTGAAGTCGGTTGGCAGCGGGTAATCCTCTTGCATCGGGTCAGTGCCGATGGTCAAGTCATAGGTGCGGTTCAGTTCTTCCCATTGGAAGTTACTGGAAATGTCGTATCCCGCGCTATTCAGCAAGGCAAGCATCTGCACGTTGGTTTCATCCGTGGTACCAGTGACAGCAGCTGGTACGGGAAGACCTAGCTCTCCACAAGCCTGCTGAATAATCCATAGCGCGGTATTTGACATAGTTACTCCTTGGCTGCTGCCTTAGTCGTTATTCCAGGGGACTTGGCTTGTTGTTGAGCGGCCAACAGTTGAGCCATTTGCTCTTTCAGTTGGTTGATTTCAGTATCCCGCTTGTCTAGCTCGGTTTGCAGTTTGTTATTGACAGCCTCACCAGCAGCCGCATCGAGGAATAGCTTGGCTTTCCGGCGTAGGTCATGGTTGCCCATAATCTGTTGCGCGTATTGGTCAGACATTTCTGCCAACTGTTCGACTGTGTGGACGCTCATGGCCTTGAGGGAAGCGACCATACCAACGGTCATCTGAGGCCATTGCTCCAGTGGGGTGCCAGTAACTGCTTGGGATAGCCCCGCTTTGTATCGCTCCCAACGGCCAGCGAAACGCTTCTTGTGCTCTTCAGTGACCTTACTTTCAAAGTTGCTGTAGCGGTCGCCGGGGACAGTAATCTTGACGAAATCAACCTCGTCGAACACTGGACGTCCAGCCTCATTAGACTTGAAGGGGTTCTCCACCGCCTTGCGGTAGAACTCGACAAACAGGCGGTTATCCGCCGCGTTACGGGAGTCGTTGCCCATTACGGCTGCTCCCTCATATCCTGCTAGAACGTCCATTTGAGTTTTCCTTTTAAGTTGTGGTGAGATATTTGGGTATCGAGCCATCTCGTTAGCCCGTGCTACTTACATCGCAGAGCCTTGACCATGTGCTTGGCCTTGTCTGCTGCGTTGTATTCTTTTGCGACCTTGGTTGGAATGCCAACCTTCTTGGCAAATGCCGGATTATGCGCGGCTGCTGCCATTGTTCGTGCTTGCTTTGCTGATACGCTTGGCATCTCAATGCTCCCTAACTAGCTTGCGACTTAGCTAAAAACAACACATCGTTAATCGACAATGTTTGTGACCCAGCGTCTATCTTAATTTGCATTTGATAGTTTGCTGGAAAACCTGAATACTCGATAGCATTCATGGATATTGATTGAAAATTACCAGAACCCGCAAGAGTAGTAGAAACACGCCATGGAGTAGCTACTCCGTTCTTATATAGGGTAACTGTGACTCCTGTGCCGTTAGACCCGTCTATACTGCATTTAAAGCAAAGTTCATTAACTCCGTTCTTAAGGCTATGAATAGTACCTGTAGCGGGGGTGAGTGCGTAATGAGTAACTGCTGACGAAAAACTGTTATCGCAAACAACAGGAGTATCATTTATACCCACGACTTGAGTACCAGTAACACGGAACACATAACCATACGCAGGACGGATAGCCTCGACCAGTTTGCCAATCCACGTGCGCAAAATCAAAGGAGTAATCGCCCCGCTGATATTGTCGGGGAAACTGGTTGCCGCGTCTGCCAGCACTTCTTCTAATGATGGTCTAGCCATTATGAAAACCCATCCGAAAAGCCATCACTGAATGCCCCGACACTTGATGCTGGAGCCATCTGCAACGGGTAAACAACATTGTTGTTCATGTAGTAAGCGAACCCTGTCAACGTGTCAATCAGGATAGGAGTGCCGACATTGGTAGTAAAGTCTACTACTCGCGGAACGCCCTCCACTAACCGAACGTAGTTGTTGATGGGCACTCACACGCCTCCTACTTCGCCTTCAACCTTGAACTGGCACTCACCCTTACACGTGTGTTCTACCGTCCTGTGAGCCGCGCAACCACTCAACAACAACGCTATCAGTAGCCATCTCACGGCGCAATCTCCACAGTTACAACGTATTCCCCATTAGGTGGCGCAGTCCAAGACTGCATGTTGAATCTTGCCACCCCTGCCCCATCAACGATGGGAGCATTCAAAACAACACCCTCTGCTGTACCAACGAAAACACTATCACCGACTTCCAACGAACTAATGGTAGCAGTATGGTCTTTACCATCGAGATCGACCACGTTAATAAACATCACAAGCCCGGTGTTAAAAATATCTCCGTGGGCGGGGTTAGTAGCCGTTGTAACAAGGAAGTCATATCGCGCACCGCCAATAGCAACTGAATTGCTGAATGCTTGATTACCGCCCCCTGCATTTGTTGCTATGACACGGCAAACAAGGACATTCAGATTGTCCCCTGCTGTGACGACATGGGTGTTGGTTGTCTCTCCTATTAGGGGAGTATTGTTCTGGAACCACTGATAGGAGTAAGCCGTTGGGGTGTTCTCCCAAGTACCTGTATCACAGGTTAATGTCGAACCAACACTGTTGAGTCCAGACACATGCGGGGGGACTGTATTCTCTGGCCGTGCAGCGCCAGAGGGCACCGCTGATGTCAGGTAAAGGCCGCCAAGAGGCCCGATACGCAACCCACCAGCAACATAGGGATCAGTAGCGGCAGGAGCAACATCTGCCTGCGCTATGATGACGCCATTAGCACCTCTAGGAATGGCGCTCAGGTAGTCCTTGATTACTCCCCCGAGCACCACGCACAGCATCCCGGCATCGTCCACCGGGTAGCCATTTACTACCTTGGTCGGGAAGCCAGTAAAATAGTGCACCTGCCCAAGAGGGGATACTGCTATCCCGCCCTTGAGGGTGCTGGTTGCGCCGGGGGGTGCCGACGTTACGTGCAACCGCCCCTGTGCATCGCGTTTGCCGGGTAGCATTATGCAAACTCAGGGAACCAAGCGTAGTCGTTGATTACTACTCCGCCAGTTACCTTGCACACGTACACACCTGCTACGTCAGCAGAGATAACCCCTGTTGCAGCAACAATAGTGCATCGCCCGCCATCAGCGATTGTGCCACCAGCTTTCGCCCATACTGCCTTACCACCTCGCGCTGCGTTATCATTTACAAACCCAAGGAAGTTGGTAGTACGGGTGACATTAGTAATGTCCTCCTCCAACACGTTCGTTTTGAATGCAATGTTGGTGTTTATGCCGACGTAGTTGCATTCTCCTGTAGGGTCGAGTGAATCTTGTACATACCCACCGATGGGCAACTGCGCGTTTGGTACTACGGGGGAGGACGCCCCACCAGCAGGATAGACAATGCCACCTGCTACGGCGTTGTTAATGTTTGCACCGGCTACTCCAAAAGTACCGGAAATGCTTGTTGCTGGCATGATATTTCTCCTTTATCTAAAGATAGGGGAGCCGAAGCTCCCCAACCTTACTACTCAACCATCACGCCTTGCAACGACAGGTTGGAGGCAGCCAAGTTGCCAGCCCAAGCCAGAATTTGCACTTCGGCATCCTGATTGACAGAGTAACGCTTGCCCGGAGACAGCGGAACCATGTCACGGTCACGGTGTGGACGGTAGTGCAGATACTTGGTGTTGAGGAAGTAGCCAGTCTTGGCATCCATGTAACCGCCAACACCGCCGTCGAGCACTACGTCTGCGTCCATATACTTCAGGGACACGAAACCGAGGTTAGCGTCTTGGGTGTTGGTGAAACGCTGGATTGCTTGCAGGGAAGCGACGAAGTAGCCCCAATATGCGTTGTCGAACACAATCAGGTTCGGGCGATCGGAACCCCGTACCAACTGTGCCCACATATTGTTCATCGCCGCTTGAATGTTAGCCGCAGTAGTGGCAGCACCGAGGAAAGTGCTGTTGTCCTGCGTCTTGTTCTTCCAGAATGCGCCGATAGCAGCATTACGGTCAATGCCGCCGACAGTATTGGTCGGGGTAGTTGCGACTTGCGCCTTGAGGCCAGTGATTTCCTTGCCGCCGTAGCCAGTACCATCAGAGTAAATGCCAGCAGCAATCATATTTGCCATCGTTGCCTCGCCAACAGAGATGCGGCCTTCCAGCAAGTCGATGATTTGTTCCTTGCCTGCATTCTGCAACTGTTCCAGACCAGAAATGGTGATTGGCACAGCGGCTTGCTTGATGTCGTACTGCGCGGCACTGATAACGTCACTTGCCGAGATAGGTAGAGTTTCGTAACCAGAATACCACGAAGCATTGCCGTTTTCAGCGAACGACAGTTCTTGCAGGATGACGTTACCGCCACTGAACTTCTTGACGTTGCCAGAACGCTTGATGTAAGTCAGCAAGGCGTTGTTCTTGGTAACGTTGTCAGCAATTACGCCGGAACGGTTTTGAATCGTGGTAGCGATGATGTCGCTAATGGCTGATGGGAATGCCATGACAGTCTCCTTGAAAGAGGTTAAAAGTTAAAGTTCCACACATCTTGCTAGTGGGTGCTTTCGCACTCTAACGCGGGTGCTGTGGGGCACCCATTTCAAGGAGACTGGCTACTTACAGGTTGAACGGCTTGGGAGTGGACGGAGCAGGCTTACGACCAAGCATCAGGCTGATGAGCCTGCTTGCTAAAGTCGTAAAGTCCCGTTTCTTTGCCATCACAAGTTATCCAAAATACCTTCGATAGTGCCTCGTAAATTGGTGGCATCAGTGCCACCTCTAACACTTGCGGGTGAACCCCCGACACTTACAGCAGCACCTTTGGCTCGTTGGGCGGCTGCATGGGCGCTGGACGCTTGCTGCCGCTGAACCTGCTGCTGTTGCGACTGTTGAACAGCCGGGTTTCCACCAGTAGCAATAGCATAAGCCTGTTCCATACTAATGTAAATGCCCCGGTTGGCTCTCATTTCAATCAGGTCAGCCATATCGTCGCGCACATCTTGGAAGTATGGGAATCGCGGGTCTGTCGCCATTGACTCAACTGTATGCTGAATTTCTTGCTGTTGTGCCTCCTGTTCCTGCTGCATGCGCTGTTCAATGGGGGCAAGCCGTTGGGCAAGCAACTGTTGGACTTTAGCCTCAATGTCGTACTGCGGGGAAGCCTGCACAGGCTGACCAGCAAGCGCCGAGTCCAATGCCTGAATATCAATGCCGTATTGCTTGATAAGGCCAGCAAGGTAAGTTGCCCGTTGTTGCATCGGGGCAGTAGCAAGGATACGGTCGGCCTCCATCAGGGACGAGAACATCTGGGCAGGGGAAGCGCCGAGTTCCTGTAAACGCTGTTGATAGGGCTGGATAGTGCGTTGCATGTCCTCCACTATCTGCCGGGCTTGGGCAGTCTCACGAAGCGTTGAATCGACCTGCCGTTCGCGTCTGATAACTTCAGCACGAGCCGCTTCCGGTAAGTCAGCCCACACTTTCTTGGCATCACCTTTCCACGAAGCAGGCGCAACATCTGTTGCCTTGTCTTTAACGAACGTTGGAACTGCATCTTTCCCCTCCTCGGATGGTGTAGCCCCTGTATCTACTTCCGACTGTTCTGGAGCACTAGCCTCATTAGGTGCCTTGGTCGGTGTCTCAGCATACCCCGGAACTTCCGTTGGTTGTTCCGGGGCAGCCTGTTGCTCGACTTCCGGCTGTTCCACTTCTGCCACAGCAGCATCCAGCGACTCGCGCAGGGATACCTCTTGCTCTTGCTTCGCCATCATTTTCTCCTTATGTTGTATTGGTATTACTTGGGCTGCGGACGGTTATCCTTGACCAGCTTGAACACATTCGCCCACGAACCACCGGGGCAGATGTTGGTCTGGTCGGGGGTGTACTGACCCTCCAGCCCCTTTTCACAGAACGCTTGCTGCTGACCAGTTACGACAGCAGCGGTTGAAGTAACAGTCGGTACTGCTGCAATTACAGCTAACAAAATGACCCACATGGCTATCTCCTTATAGTGAAAGTTCTACTTCAATTTCCGGCAGTTTAGCGACATACACCCGATTCTGGTTGCCGCAATCTGCCATCGTGCACACAACCTGCACTTCTCCCGACAGGTAGTTGATTGTCGGGTGATCTACCCACATTACCCTCTTGCATATCGGACACAGCGGCGATATTGCCAAGTTATATAGCTTCATCGCCTTATCCTGCCTTGTTGAACTGCCTTATCAACTTGGGCGTAAATCATTTCCTGCCGCTCGCGGATTTCCTGCTTGCTCGGTTGATAGGCTGGCCGTTGGGTCGGCATACCTGCCAGTTCTTGCGTTGGCACTACATCATGACGCTTACAATGCTCACGCAGACCTTTACGACCTGATACAACAGTCCCGTCAATAGGAGAGATAAAATCGCCAGCATCAGGAACGATATTGGGTGCTCTCCGTCCACTATCTTCAGGAATGACGTCCACGCCCTTCTCATACGCGATACCATCGACATAGACCCAACTACGCCGCGACATTTTCTGGCACCTTGTCGAAGGTGACATGCGGGTATTGCTTGTCCAGCAGGGCGCGCTCTCCGCAGTTGGAGCAGACGTGCTCAAACTTGGGCGGCTGTGACGGGGAAATCAGCCCTGTCGGGTTCATAGTTCCCGAACAATCAAGTCTGTCACAAGCGTACTCGACGCCAACTGCCTTTACCGCATACTTTGTTTCCATTCAAGTTCTCCTTTTGTTTAGTCACTCATTAATAACAACGTTGCTGCCTTAATCTTTTTCTGTCTTACCTTTTCTATTTCTCTGGCAGTCTTTTCTTCAGCAGCTACCGCCATAATCTCCTGTTTTATTTTGGTTACTTCTGCCTTCAACGCTGGAATATTTAACTGTGTGTGAGGTTTCGTTAAAACTTCTACTGGGAGTTTGTCGTGAATTACCTCAGCATCATCCCCAAGTATCTTAGCTAACGACTCACCAACTGTTTCAACCCGTGGTTCATCTTTCTTCTTCTTCTTCTTAAACTCTTTATCAGCAGGAAGAATAAAGTGCCAACCCCACCCACCCCCGCCACCTGTCGGAGCAGTCTCCCCGTTCCGCCCCACACCTCTTATAATTGCTGAGTCAGCAACTAAATTACCAAAAGAATCGTGGGTAATTTGTGAGACTATTCCACCGATACCACTAACTAGTGCTGAAGCTGCTACTAAATTGCCAATGGAATCATGTGTCCCGATACGAGTACCTGTACCAGAAATATCAGCAACTTGTGCAACCAGACTGCCTATGGAATCGTGGGTACCAATCTTGCTACTTGTACCGGTAATAGTTGCTGACTGTGCAACTAAGTCCCCAGCAGAGGTGTGTACTCCTTGACTAGTTACTTCACCAACACCGTTGATTAATGACGACCCTGCAACTAAATTGCCGGAAGAGTCATGCGTACTAACTCTATCTCCAACACCTGCTATAGTTGCTGATTGAGCACCTAACGCACCAGTGGAATCATGTATACCAATGCGACTAGCAACACCGTCAACAGTCGCAACTTGTGCTAACAAGTTGCCGGTGGAGTTATGGGTTCCCCCAGTTGTTCCAAAACTCGGAACCCATATCCTGCGCTTGATTGGCGCGAAGATTTGCCAAGGGTTGCTTCTAATAGAGTCTCGTTCAGACGAAGATAAAATTCTATCCCAAGTTGCTCCTAAATATAGCTTGTAACTGCCGGAGCTTGCGGTATTAAAATTTAACCCTGAGGCTATTTTATCTACTGTTCCGCTAAACACAGCCGTAGACGTACTTGAGGCATTGATAGTACCACCGTCTAATTCTGCATATCCAGTATCGGCTACACTATCCCACCATCCGAAAGCACTATGTATTTTTCCATTTACCTTAGAACCTAGAGTTGCCCCCCTAGAAGCTCCGGCTAATCTAAATCCTATGTTTAAAGTACTTCCACTACTATATCCTACCCAAAGGCCATTTGAGGCAGAAGGAAAGGCATCAAACTGTCCGTAAATAGAGTGTCCTGAGTCTCCACTATAAGTATCACATTCAAATAGCGTGAAAATAGTTGGGGTTGAAAGACTATTTGTAATTGGGCGGTTAGATATTACATAGTCAAAACTATTACCTGTAGCCCCTCCTCTGTACAGTCCACCCACTCCGGGAGACGTTTTCAACCCATCTATAGAAGAAGAAGAACGAAATAATTTTTGTGAAGGGGTAGTAACTAATATCCCGTTTGCCCCCGGAAGCGTTACCGAA